TCCGGCAATGGTGTAGACGGGAAGTAAATATAAGCCCGTTTTCCCACCGCCACCCCCGGCGTTTCCCATGAGTGTTACGCTTGTTTTGGCGTTTATGTAAATTCTGTCGGCGGTGCGGCCAAAGTCTAATTTCATTTGTCCGTCTGCGTCCTCTGCCATTCCTCTGCAATCCGTTCCAGTAAGGCTATTTTTAGAATTACCGGAATTTCCTTGTTTCTCTGCTCCGCCCTGCGAATGATACCCCAACATGCTTTCGCACTCAAAAAGTATTTGTCCGGCACGTCCATTTCCAAAATCATTGACAAGGTAGATACGTTTTCTACGTTGGGGCACTCCCCAAAATTGAGCGTCAAGTAATCGCCATGCGGTACACTGAACGTCCCCCCCTGGTCCCTCATTTCCAACCATTCCGGCGGTTGCCCATTTCCCACTTTTAGGCATTGAAATGTTGCTCTGTGTGATTTCTTCCAGGACCCGGCGGAAGTCCTCGCCTTTATTGCTTGAAAAAGCCCCGGCCACATTTTCCCAAATGATATATTTTGGATATTGTCCATTTGTCTTTTCCCTCATTTCCCTGGTTATTCTCACGGCTTCCATGAATAAGCCGGAACGGGAACCGTCAAGCCCCGTCTGTTTTCCGGCAACGCTCAAATCCTGGCAAGGGCTTCCAAAACTGATAATATCCACAACGGGGATTTTCGCCCCGTCTATCTGCGTAATGTCTCCTAGTTGTATGGCTTCCGGGAAGTGCCGCTTTGCTATGTCTATACAATCCGGCTCTATCTCGCTTGCCCATACCGTTTTGATACCTTGCCGCCTGGCCGCCAATGGGAACCCGGCTATTCCGTCAAAAAGACTTCCCAGTGTCATTTCTGCCGTGGTTTTCATATCCATATCCTCTTTCCATATTCCGGCGTAAATTCCGGTATTGTATTTTTCTCCTGCTGCCTGGTTTCCGCTTCACTGTAATATTTCTGTTTCTCCTGCCTGGAAAAGAAAACGGTCCTTGTTGGTATTCCGGCGGCGTCCAGTTTCGCCTTTATTTCCCGTGTCTCTTCTCTACAAAACCGCTCCATGTGGTCCGCTACTGGTTTGGTGTAATCTAAGGGCGGTTTTGATACATTCAATAAATCCCGTAATATTTCCGCCGTGGTTCTTCCGCTCCGTCTATATGTTGTGTTGGCAATAAATGTTTTCTGCCAAATAAACAGTTTAAAGCCCAGGGCTTTTTCTACTGCCGCAAATGTCTTTTCCAGTTCCGGGGAAAAGTTTGTTGGTGCATAAATCCATTCCGGTATTTTTTCCATGTTAAGTTCCTCGCTTTCTAAATTCATTACCCTGGTATAAGTGCGGAATATTCCGTTTTAAACCCGGCTATTTCTTTCCCTCTCATAATCGGAATTACTGCCACCTGGTATTTGATACCCGTTACCGTGTCCCATGACCGTGTGTTTTCCTCTAATTCCGTGTTGATTTTCTCCGCCAATCCGCCCGGCGTTTCGTCTCTTAAAATTTTCACAATGCACTTGCTCATATTAAAGCCCTCACCCCTTTTTCTATCAGTCCACCAACTCTTCCGTTTGGATTATTTTTATAATTGAGACTTTCGGCGTAAAGCAATTTGTTACATAGCCGCTTCCCTCTGCAATCTTGTTTTCCAATGCTTCCGCAAAGAGTTTAGCGTTATGCTCTGCTGAAAATCTCCCGGCCACATACTCTTCTATGCGTCCGCTGCTTACCTGGGTTTCTTCCCCGTCCTCGTCATAATCGCAAAACGGGATTTCCTGGGTAACTCGCACCTGGTAAAGCGTTCTTTGCTTCATGTTAAGTTCCTCGCTTTCCTGCCCTGCTGCCGGGCGGCGTTTTGGCCGCCCCGTGGATTATTTGATAAATTCTAAAAGGTTTATCTGCTTCTTGGTGCTTACGCTAATTTAAAAACGTTATACAAAAAATTTCCCTCGCTATCGTGTACGGTTTCCACCTTTGTGAGTTTTTCAAGGGCTTCGCTCATTGGCGTCCCGTAGGTTCCACGCTCCCAAAGTCCCGATTTTTCAGCCATATCCCAAAAACAACCCGTGTATATTCCGCCACCGTCTGGAACATGCTTTTTAAAAGTTGCTTTTATAAAATTCTCGCACCATTCTACTTTAATCTGCTTCATGTTAAGTTCCTCGCTTTCTGCCCTGCTGCCGGGCGGCATTTATAACGCTCTCTGTGCTATTTCTGCACGGTAAGGCTCTCCGCCACGCTTCAATTCATTGTAGATAGTGGCCCGGTGTACTCCCACCGCCTGGGCAATCTCTGTAACCTTTGCCCCGGATTTCTTCATACTCTCAATCCGCTGCCTATCTGCATAATTAAGCCGCTTCGCTCCTTTTCTCATGTCCAACCACCTTTCTTTCTGTTTTCTTCGCAATAAAAAAAGAGTGCCACAAGAGTTTTATTCTCTTGTTACACTCTTTGATTTTCTGTATAAAAAATCAAATGCGATAGAGTATTAACCCTTGTCGCATTTGATTTTACAACTTACCGCCGTTTCCTTTTCTGATTTACGAAAAAGATCGACCATCGCACCGATTAATCATTCACCGTCTAAAGTCACTGCAATTCGGTAACCTTATTTCAACTTTTTTGCGCAAAATGCTCCCATTTATGTCCCTTATATCGGAGCACATAGAAGATTTCCCGCACAACCCAGTCGATAAACATCGCCACCCAAATGGAAACCAGGCCAAAGTGACAAACATAAGTGAATACGTAAGCAAGCACGACTCGAAATACCCACATGGAAAAAATAGCAACACTCATCGGCCAGACTACATCGCCTGCTGCCCTCAGTGTATTCGGAACGCCAAACGCCGGCATCCAAAGAAATGCACTTGCAACCGCATGGATCCGTACAATCTGAATCGTCAGCTGAGCTGCATCCGGTCCGAGATTGAAAAAGGTTACCAGTATCGGAGCTGACAGGTAAAGAATGATCGACAGACAGCTGATCCCGATCATCGCATCCCTGCAAAGACGTCTGGTATAATAACGCGCCTGGTCATATCTTCCTGCGCCAACGCATACGCTGACTACCGATACGATCGCAAGGTTGATGGCAAAGCCCGGCAGGTTATTCCAGTTCGCAATTGTGCCCGTAACCGCATTTGCCGCGATCGCAGAAGTCCCCATTGTTGCGACTGCACTCATAACGAGAATTTTACCCAGCTGGAACATGCTATTTTCCAGACCGTTTGGAATCGCGATATACAGGATCTTCTTAATCAGACTGCCATTAAACTTCCAGGTAATTTGCCCGCAGAGGTTGATTTCTTTTTTGGTTTGGAACATCAACAAAAAAATCACAACTGCAGCTACATATCTGGAAATGGTAGTCGGGATCGCAACGCCTGCTACGCCCATGTGCAAACCATAAATGCAGATCGCATTGCCGACCACATTGATTACATTCATCAGCAAGGATACCCACATCGTCACCTTTGATTCGTTCATCGCCCGAAACAACGCCGCACAGGAATTATATATGGCAAGTGCAACAAACGAATACGTCGTGATAATCAGATAAGTCTTGCTCGCCTTCATAACGTCATCCTCGATTTTACCGAACATCAGACGCAGCAGCGGATCATGTGCCGTTATAAAAATAACGGAAATAACGAACGCGAGCAGTGTGGCGAACAATAAGATCTGCCATGCCGACTTACATGCGTCCTCTCTTTTCTTTTTCCCAAGGAAATGTCCTGAAACGACTGCACCGCCGGTTGCCAGAGCAGAGAACACATTGATCAGCAAAATGTTGACCGTGTCTACCAGTGAAACGCCTGAAACCGCCGCTTCTCCCGCCGCAGAAACCATAATCGTATCCGCCATTCCAACAGCAATTGCAAGAATCTGTTCAATGATCAGCGGTATAATCAGCTTCCGCAGATCCTTCCCCGAATAAAGCATTTTCCCCTCCATCCCGCAAAATATGCGGTTTTTTATTTCTCATTTGTCTGGCTTTTTCCCTTACGCTGAGTATAGCATATTTTCCCTGTCCCCGTAATATCTTGTAAAAAATGTTCTTTAGGGGATTTTATGAAAGAATATATTGAAGAACGTGCCCTGGCAGTAGCCGGCTATATTATCGAATCCAACGCGACCGTCCGACAAGCTGCCCGTCAGTTTGGAATCAGCAAATCCACTGTACATAAAGATATCACGGAACGTCTGATGCAGGTCAATCCGGCTCTGGCAAAAGAAGCCCGAAAGGTACTCGATATCAACAAATCCGAGCGCCATATCCGCGGCGGTATGGCAACCAAGGAAAAATATGAGCACGAGCATCTGCTGCACGCCTGCCAGAGAGCCGTATCCTGAATTTGACAGCACTCACCGCAGCAGTTCCAACAGTTCCTCGCGGGTCAGACCCTGCGCCTGCAGGCTCTCCCCTCCGAGGATTCTGTCTGAAAGCTGCAGCTTGCGTTCCTGCAGCTCCACGATTTTCTCTTCAATCGTCCCTTTGGCAAGAATCCGGTAAACATTGACCACATTTTTCTGCCCGATCCGGTGTGCACGGTCCGTCGCCTGATTCTGTACTGCGCTGTTCCACCACGGATCGAAATGGATCACCACGTCTGCTGCCGTGAGATTCAACCCGGTTCCTCCCGCTTTCAGGGAAATACAGAATACCGGAACTTCATCGTGCGCAAACGACTCCACCATTTCGATTCTCTTTTCTTTCGGAGTCGCGCCGGTCAGCATGTGGCTTGCAATCTTTTCCTCCTCCAAAATCCGGTACAGGCGTTCCAGCATCGTTGTAAACTGAGAAAACAGGAGTACCTTGTGCCCGTTTTCCACTGCGTTTCGGATCAGCCCACGCACAAGCTCTGTCTTTGCAGATCCTCCTTTATAATTATCATACAAAAGCGCCGGATCGCAGCAAAGCTGTCTAAGGCGCGTCAGTTCTGCCAGAATTTCGATCTTATCCGTCCGGATTTCCTCGTCGGATTTTTCCTCCAGCATCAGCTTCATACGTCTGACATGGGCATCATACAGCTCCTGCTGCTCCCCATCCATATCGGCATACAGGTTTTCCTCCAGCTTGTCCGGCAAATCCTGCAGCACTTCTTTTTTCAGGCGCCGCAGGACGAATGGACGGATCAGCCGCTGCAGCCGCTTCGCAGCGTCTTCGTCCTTATGCTGGACAATCGGCTGTTCCAGCTCTGTCCGAAACCGCTGATAGCTGTACAAATACCCGGGCATGAGATAATCAAAAATGCTCCACAATTCACTCAGCCGGTTCTCTATCGGTGTACCCGTCAGCGCAAGCCGGAATCCGGTCTGAACCTGCTTGACTGCCCTCGCCGCCTGCGTTCCGTGATTTTTGATATACTGCGCTTCATCGATCACCTCGCAGAAAAAATGAAGCTCCTGATAGTCTGTGATATCCCGACGGAGCAGATCATAGGACGTAATCAATACATCCACTTCTTTCCAGCGATCCAGAACTTCCTTGCGCTGCTGAACATTTCCCGTTACCATATCCGCTTTCAGCGAAGGCGCAAACCGTTCCAGCTCATGCTTCCAGTTATAAACAAGTGACGCCGGACAGACGATCAGGCTGCATCCGGTGTGCTCTACTAATAGGAAGCTGATGACCTGCAGCGTTTTTCCAAGCCCCATATCGTCCGCCAGAATTCCGCCGAACTGGTTACTGTAAAGCATTCCAATCCACGCGGCACCGGCTTTCTGATATTCCCGTAAAATTCCTTTTAAGGAGTCCGGCACATATTCCTTTTCGAAATCCGGATTCTGCAGCTTCTCGATCCGACTCGCGAAAGATACATCCCGAATCACTTCCATCATGGCATTTTCCTGCAGCGCCTCATCCAGATACAGCATCCGGTACGCCGGAACCTCGATTTTGTCCTGCATCAGCTGCTTATCTGTCAGCTGCAGCGCCTGGCGCACCTCCTGCAGGGATTCCAGACCATTTTCTTCCATATTTACAAAGTCGCCGTTCTTGAGCCGGTAGAATTTTCGTTTCCGATCATAACGGGACAAAATTTCCATCAGCTCTTCCCTCG